GCGATACGGGACTTCCAAGCCACTGATTTTGCCCTTGTATTTGTGTTCGTAGCCGACGATATCGAGTTCGCAATAAATCTCGTAAATTTCGCGGTCGCGGTCGTCAGGGTTCTTGGTTTCGGAACTAATGCCCTGCTGTGCGTCCTTCTCCTCTTTGACGGCATCAAGCTTAGGCGCGGCAGCCTGCGACAGTTCGGTGTCGCGGTAAACGCCCATGATTTGCAGGCGCTTGACCGTCGATGGCTTCATCGACACACGGTGCGTGATGCGTCGGGCGTTCTGAAGGTCGGATGCGTTGTTGCTGACGATCAGGTCATCGGCATCAACAGTCTCGCTCACGGGCCGGTTGCGCAGCGGGCAGAAGTAGACTTTCTTGAACGCTGTGCCGCCGAAGCCAAGCAACAGCAGCATACGGTCGGTATCGGGATAGTATTCCGTCGCCGTGCTGGTCAGGTAGTGATTGAAGTCCTTTTCCAGCGCGTCGGCTAACTGGTCCTGTTCTGCGGTGCTGCCGTTGCTGTCGTCCCTGATCTTCACCGGTCCATCGGTGGGCAGCATTTCCGAACGCGCGTTCGCCTGGAAGCGGAGAACAGCCTCCAGAAGCAGCGGATGACGAACGCGGGACATACCCTCGACAGGAGCGCCGTCAGACGCGCCGGCAAGGTTGGGAATCTCCACCTTCAGACCGAGAAGCTTAATTCCCTGCGCGCGGTCCTCAATCCATTCCTGGCGGGTTTCAAGGTCGTCCTCTACGCCACGTAGCAGTTCGCTGCTGATGCGGCTCAGTTCGAGGTCGCTGATGTCCTCAGCCAGATTGTCGAACCAGCCCTTTGGACCACGGCTTTCTGCCTCGTCAATGGGCTTGCCGTCCAGACTGACGGTGATCGAGCCGTCAGGGTGTTCGATGCGTAGGATCGCACCCTTGTCGTCATATTCCGGCGTATCCTGCTGCTCGTCGTCTTCTGCCACCACCACGTCTATCGGCGCAAGCTGCAAACCCGGTTCGGGTTCAGACAACCGGATGTTCGGTGACAGGCCAGGAACGAGCGACATATGCTACCCCATGAGTGCGCCGTGTTCGGCAATAAAGCGTTCGATGGCTTCTTGCGCGGCATAATTATCAGCGATTGCTTTTACTGTATACGTCGCAGTAATTCCAGCCAAATCAGGCGACCATACTTCAACGGTGAAAGAACCGTCGCCATTGTCTTCAAGTGCTGCTTGGCATTTTAGCATAGCCTGTATCCCTTGATGAATTGTTAGAAAAACCTGGGGCTGTATCTTTTGTCAGTTTCTACGAAATTAATCTTAGATTGACGCTCTAGTAGTAACTTAGACAATCTTTCCGTGTTTTCTTTTATGCTTTCGACCGATTCAGGCCCGATAAAATCAGGCTTAAAGTGCAAGTCATCAGCAATAATAACTTCACCGTCTTCATTGATGGCAACAATTTTATTTGTTTTCAGGCTGGTTATCTTCATTTCTTATCCACTTATACTGGATACAACGGCTGTGGCGGTTTGCCTTGGTGTTGGTTGGCTGCGTTCAACTCCGCAATACGCTCGGGACTGCGGACAAGCAAGCCGAGGTCGCGCAGGTGACGAAGCGCCATGCTGACGGTATCGCAATTATGAGTGAGAATACCGTTGGCATAATAGCAGTGTTCCCCCTCAACCGTCAGATTGAATACGGGACGTATAGTATGGGTGCGCTTTACTGATTTTACCACACACAAATTTTGATTTTCGTTCAACGCATCTAATTGTGTCTGTAATACATCAAATGGACACAGTGACGCAAGTTCTTTCCATTCACATCCAACCCGTATGGGATGATTTGCGGTCCCTACTAAACATCCTCCAGTGTATTCAACTTGCCATACTTCGCGCACGCCGGTCATGGATGCGGCAGATACTAGACATGGACCTGCTGGCGTTGCCACCATATCTCCAGCAACTATTGCGTCTATGCGCTTAGTGGTTCCATCAAACATAGTGATTAATGTATCGCCTACCAGACAAAGATCGTCATGTCGCCCTTTAGGGAACTGACCGACCTGTGTAATAACCATATCCGCCCACGCACGATCGGGCGCGTATACCATACCTTCGGAGAACAACGCCTGCACGCTGTAGAGGCGCGCTAGCTTGTCCTGCGCCTTAGGGTCAATCAACTGCACGGCGAAGTCTTCGTGGCCATACATTCGGCGCATTTCTTGCGACACGCTGATGCCTGACGCCTTGTTCTCAATCAGGAGTTTGTCAACCTTCAGCGCACGACAGGACTTGGCTACCTTCTCCACAAGGTCATGCAACTCCAGGCGTTCCTGCCAAGCCGTCATCAGCATGACCTTCGGCAGACCGTCGATAGTGCCGGTGTCTGACAATGCCTCGGCGTTTGCGCCATAACGGTTGACCGTGCGGGTGGCTCGGGTGTCGGTTGATCCATACCATACACCCCAAACCGTCAGGGCGCTAAAGTCATTCTCTTGTTTCGTGGTGTATGCGGTGTCCAGGCTGGCGATGATGAAATCGAACGGCGGGAAAGCTTCGTCAGGCCAGAGATTCCACCACTCTCGCTTGATAACGCCGCCGCCGGCAGGTTCAGGACGCTGCTGTAGCTGCCCTGCGGTCGCCCACGGCCCTAGCGTCTTTTCGAGTAGAACAACCTGCTGTTCATCGAACCGCTCCGGCCACAACAGTTCCCCAGGCGTCGTGCGTGGGTCTTTCCATTGGATCGGCATGCCGTCATCGGTCGCCCAGGCAGGCACCAGGGTGGTGTGGAATGACCGCTCTGGTTCATATCGCATCGGTAGGCAGAGGTGTTGCCAGTCGCCCACGCCCTTCTCAAGCACATGACCACTGATGTCTTGCTCTGACAGTCGCTGTGCGATGACGATGCGGCAACCGTAGCCGGGCTTGGAATTGTTCAGGCGGTTATACCAAGCCATGTCCCACCATTCGATGGTGGACTTGATGATGGCTTCGCTGTTCGCCTCGGCGCTGTTGTTAAGATCGTCGCCGATCAGGTAATTGCCACCAAGGCCGGTCGTGGCACCGCCAACGGATACCGTGTTGCGGATGCCGTTCTGGTCGTTCTGGAAACGCTGCTTAGTGTTTGTGTCGCCGGTCAGCTTAAACCGGTGTCCCCATCGCTTCTGATACCAGTCTGATTGGATCAGGGTTCGGCACTTGACGCTATCTTGCAGCGACAGGGCCATCGCGTAGCCGGCGTGCAGGAACTGTGCGCCAGGGCCGGCCAACGGCGTCCTGGCGTTCTGCGCCCACACCCACGCCGGGAACATCACACCGCACACCGTTGACTTGCTGAAGCGCGGTGGAATGTTGATCAGCAGGTTGGGGATGTATCCATCTGCGCACGCTTCCAGATGCTCGCACACCGCTTGCAAAGCATATCCGCCCATAGCAAACTCTGCGCTGTCAATATTCGGCCAAGCGGCGACAGTAAAGTCGTAGAGCGATGCTTCTAATTCACACCGCTCTATTTCAAGTAATGCCTCGTCTACATCGACATTACTGTCGCCATACTTGATTAGCATTATGTTTTTCTGGCTTTTCGCGCGTTATATGATTGTTTTAATATGCTCCTCCATATTTCCGCGCTTTTTTCGCTATGAGGATCAATGCCATCCTTGCTTAATTGGTGCCTGAAAGCCTTTTGACATATTTGCTGAATAGATGATGGCGTCAAATTATACATTTCAGCTACTTCGGCATGAGTATATCCCTCTTTATATTTTTCTAGAATAGCATACGCACGCTGTAAGCTTCTTTCCCAATTTTCCGCTTCTAGAGAAGACCGCGCAAGAACAGCAGGCGAGTCTTGTCGAAGCTTAACTCCTACTCTGTCGAGAGCCTCTATCAAGGAAGCAAGAGTTACTTTGCCCATCCCATATGAATTAAGTAATTCTGTTGGTGAATACTTTTCCAGTTCCTCAGTTGTCTGCAACCCCATCACACGAATTAAGCAATTAGACGCTCTGGTGTGCAGCATTAGTTCAGAAATTTTCATCTTCTTTGTCCTATACTGTTTGTTTACTTGTTTTGTTCTTTAGCAGCCAGCAAAGCCTGCTTCAACGCATCACGCGCATCTGGATCAAGCGCCCTGGCGTCAATAGTCGCAACCTGCTGCGTCTGTATTGGCGCACCGTTTGGACCGCTTACCTCAGTCTTATTCACGTCACCGTAAGTATTGCGGTTGAGTTTACTTGCCAACCACTTGCGCGTGTCTACCATCAGACGCTTTTGGTCTGACGGAATACTTGGATCGTCAGAAATTGATATCATTTGGTCTACGTAGTAGTTTTGTTGGTCTTCACGAGCGCGCGTATACATCAAGCTAAATTCGGGGTGAACACGCAACCAATTATAGACCGTTTGTAGCGTAGGAACGCATTCGTGTTCCATGACTATTTTATACAGCGACTTGCCAACAGCAATTTCAGAACAGATCAATGCAGCGATCTCAGGATCATAAGTGGACGGATTGCCATTGTTCGCCCGTCCATCTTTCTTCTTCGGCTGCTCGGCAGACACGTCCTCGGTTCGCAGCACAACAGCCGGCGCACTCTTTGGTTTACTGTTCTTGCCGGCCATATCTGCGTCCCTTAAATGAAATTCGGTCGGGCTTATTTAGGGACGTTCGCCCGTCTCTCGTCCGGTCCCGGTCGCCACCCGGTCGCGCCTATAGCTACCCGTGGTATTTTCCCTCTCCACGGCTGAGGATTTTAATATAGCCTACCGGAAGTGCATTTTCCACTACCCTATCTTTTTAGCCTTCTGGGCCTCCATCTTCTTTTGGTAATCCTTCCAGCCTTGCTTGATCTGGTCGAAGGTCAGTTCAGGCTTTGGCTTCAGGCGGCTTGCTGCGGCCAAGAAGCTGTCACCAGATCGCCTGATGGCAGTTTCGTGGTAATCCTTGGTCGCCATGCTTCCCTACATACCCAGGTTGCGGCGGTAGAGGTCCAGTAGGGTCTGCTCCTCCTCAACATCAGCCTGCTCGCGCTTGCGGTCGGCGATCAGCCGGCGAAGCACCCTCTTGTCGAAGCCGGCGCTTGAAGCCTCGGAATAGATATCCTTGATATCGGATGCGAGGGACTTCCGCTCCTCCTCCAGGCGTTCGATGCGTTCGATGATGCTACGTAGGCGTTCGGTAGCGATATTGTGGCCGATTTCAGACATTCTTATTCTCCTGTTCGAGTAAGTCATGAAGCGTATGCCGCATGATGATCTGGGCTGCATTTAGCGTTTTAGTCGGGATATCGCTTTCGCTGGCAAGCACGGCAGTCAGCGTAGCCAATCCGAAGACGACGCCACCTAGCTGGTTGCGCTCATAAAATTTCTCCCTTTCGAAGATTTCATGGATTTCTTGGGCTAATTTAAGCGAACTCTCGCACCAATGTTCGAAACTACTCATCTTCTTCGTTTTCCATTTGTTGGCGCTGTTGCGCTATAGACATCGACAGGCGAACCAATTCAATGCCCGCTTTAACGGCACCACTCTCTACATCTTCAGCAAATGAAATTTGCACTGCCAAAATAGCTAAAAGGACAGCAACTCTCATTCCAAGTTCTGTGCCTTGCATAATAAAATTTTTATTAAACAAGTCACAAATTTGATCGTGATGCCTCCACATTTCTTCGTTCAAGTCCCCTTCCAACACCGACGGTTCGGTGCTGTTTTTTAGCTGCGAGATAATGTCTTCAATAGCCATATTGCTGTTTCTCCGTTGGATGGCCACAGGAGGGCCAGGGAAGCCGCTACAGCGGCATATGGGATAGCCCGGTAGTTGGCAACCAGCGGCCACAGCAGACAGGCCCAGTCGGCGATCCAAAGGGCTGTGGCAAGGGTTGTCACTCCTTCGTCTTGGGCTGGTAGGTGTAGGCGATTTCGGGAACGGTCAAGTTGTATAAGTCGGCAATACGTCGCGCTTTGTGGAAAAAGCTATCTTGATTTTGCCACGTTGAAAGTGAGTCGTGCATATACTGAAGACCATTCAAAATGTCCTTATGCTTTTTGATGCCGGTCTTTGCGCAAAGGTCTGGGAAATGTTCGCACAAGCCACTGATGGAATCCCCTTCCATCCGCCAGACATACAATTCATCTGGGATCAGGAACCCGACGGCGCATTTGCTTCCATCAGAACCCCGGTAGCGGCAATCTTCGCCGCTAGCAGATACGGATCGACCGCCCTGACGGACAAGTTGTCCGATGACGTAGTCGAAGACTTCCTGTTCGCTGGCGATGCTTGAGTCAAACATGTTCAGAAACTTTCCTTGATGTCGTTGCTATGAAAGGGAAGACACCTTCCCTTTCTTTAGCCCCCGCTCTGGGGGCACTTGGCCTTCACGCGGAGTGTTTCGACGCACGCGACTTTGTATGGCGTGGCGTGTCCGAGGATCGCCTTGACGGCGTCAGCGTCAATCGCCTTGCGTTCGCTGATGGTGACGCAGATGTCGGCAGTTTCGCCCGTGATGACATCCATGCCGGTTTCGAGAATGGCCTTGCGCGCTGCGGCGACAGCCTGCTTGGCGGCTTCTTCGGCGGCTTTGGCTTGCAGATAGGCGAGGACCAAGGGTGCGGTGTTGGACATTGTGTGATTCCTATCATGTAAACTGCACCGTTCTTGGTGCTGAAACCTATATAGAATTAACTACTTTCTTTGTCAACTTCACCCTATGGATTTTGGATGTTTTTTTGACGAGAAGTTCAAAATTTTTCGTTTCTTCGTTCCGCCGCGTTGTGACGATGATCGCCCCGTCATCATGCATCGACCAGATTACCACTTGGTCTGCGTCGGGATGCCAGTGCCAGATACCGTCGCCAAAGTGTCGCGTGGCTGCGACAGACCATTCGGATGTGATGTGCATGTCAGTGGCTTTCGAGGTTGATGTCGCATTCGTCGCACACGCTGGCGAAGGTGGACATTGGAAGACGATCAGAAAGCACCAGAAGCGCAATATCGACCATAACGGAGAGCTCACGCTGCGTGCTGTTAAGCTCGCGAAGGTCGGCGGCGGAATCGATAGCAATCGCCATGAGTTCCTCCGTCGGAAGCCTCATGTATTGGCTGCGAATGTCGTTGGCGTTCATGTCATTCACCCCCGCCTTCGTCGTCATATTCGCCATTTTCTTTAGCTTCAGCAATTTCTTTGTTGAATAAATCCTCCATAGCAATTCGAATTCTCTGAATTGAAGATTTCAACCCCTCGGATGGATGGCTCCCCGAAATCATAATGGTCGGTCGCAGCCACATTTCACCATACTTCCAGGGAATAAAATACGTTTTTTGTTCAAAAACTGTGATTCTTATCCCCGCCGGTGTAAGGCTGATGATTGCTCCATCTCTTTCCTCGAATTGATCGTCGAAAGCCTGGACGATATTTTCTTGAATGATCGTCTTGAATGTTTTGGTCGGATCAATGTCGTCAGGGTCCCAGTCTCGTGCGAAGTTTGCATTGGCCATTTTCTACTCTCCTATTCAAACAACAGCTTCGATGATGGCATCGACAAGATCGGCTACTGGACCAACGGCAGATCCGTCGATGATGGTTTCGTCAGGCTCCAGGCCAGATGCGACCTGCACCCATCCGATGTTGCGGCCATCAGCGTCGTGGAAGTGGACGAACAGGTCATCGCTGACGTCGTCAACGGCACGCCAAGCATCCTTGGCGCTCTTGCCGGTGTATCCGGCCTCATCGTCATACATGAC